TATCTCTAGGGTCTTTAGCTTTCACTTAGTAATGCCCTACTTTCTTATGATGATCTAAAGCTGCACAAGGATAACCATAACGTTTATTAATATATTTAATGCCTAGGTCTATCTGCTTGTATGGATTGGTCTCTGTCATTTTTAACAGCTGAGGTATGCCGTATGCGCTGCTCTTAGGATTCTTTGCCTTAGGGTTCCATTGGCTTTCACTCCGCCACAATATAACTAAGCATCTATATTGCTTATCATCTAATAGCTTCATATGTGCATATAACTTATAAGACTCTACTGGATCGTAAGCCTTTGCTGGCGTAATCCCCATTACACAAAGCACGCCCACAAGCACCAAACATCGCCTGCGAGCTATCCGCCTCAGCGGCTCGCCAGCGAGTTGTGATGCTAGCGTACGTGTCAAATAGGCTGCAACTTTGAGCGTATGGTTGGGCGTGTTTCCACCGTTATTACTGCCTGTGGATAACTCCTGTGGATAACTATTTAGCATCCTTGCCCCAACCTTTGCCCCTAAATATGGCACCGATTGACCCGTACACCTGGCGCATAGCAAAGCCACAGCACATAGGTATGTTTACATCGTGTATGGATCGCTCAAAGTCGCAACGGATATTACAAGCTACGCACTCATACTCATACATCGGCATTTAATTGCCTCATTAACTGCATACCTAAGTAATGCGTGTATGCGGGTGGTATTGCCTCTACTAACTCGCCCCATATCCTCCAGTAAATACCCATAGCATCCCGCGCTTGATTTATATTCTCTGCAGTTTTACCGCCCCCAGGTATTTCATCATTAAGTGAGCCATATACACCTATCGGCCTTTCAGTATGATTACATCCTGTGCCAGTTAGCTCTAAATTAGACTCAAAGAGCCTATGGCGGCGTACTTTTAAGCCAAACGCACTACCGCATATTTGCACAGCATCGAACAAGGGCGCACCTTTTACGTTTTCTATTACGTACGGCTTACCTGATCTAATAAGTAAATCCCTTACAGGCTCTAACAGGTCTAATTTGTCGGTGCCTTTGCCCTGTGCATTACGCAGGTGTTGAGTTATGCTAAAAGTTTGGCACGGTGGGCTAGCGTGTATTAAATCGTATGGTGCTAAATCCTCAACCGTCAGGCCCATTACATCGCGGCGTATGTAGGTGTATGGATAGCGTTTGCCGTGTTTAATGTCTATGCCCGTAACCTCAAAGCCAGCTAAAGCGTAACCGTGAGATGCACCGCCTGCACCGCAAAACAAGTCTAGTATTTTAAGCATCGGAGTAAGTCACTAACAGACATACACTCATTTTGCTACATACCGTGCATTGTAAAACTTTTACGTTTTCAGGCAGGTTATCTGTGACTATGCGCTCTATCTGAGCTGTGATTTTCTTACAGCTGCGGCACTCAAAACGTATGGATTCGCTCATAGTTGCACCGCCTCAGCAATAGGCAAAAGGGCCACGGTCTTGTCAACCTGGCCCCCGCTGTCAAACTCTGTCTTTGCAGGCAGTTTTTTAACCGTCCACGTAACTTTAGTTTTCTTTAGATTAAACGCATAGATGCCTTTAGGTGTGGCATTGACATAAAACGGTGTAAAGCCCAGGCGCTCAGCCTCTTGTGTTAGCGCCTCGTATTTATCGCGCTCCAAGATTAGCTCATCATAATGCGTATGCCTGCACTTTAGTTCTATATGTAGCCTATAGATCGTACTCGTGCAGTCGTGGCTGTCATATTGGTCTTTGCTCTTTTCTAAATCGCTCAGGTACCAACCTTTTATGTAATTAAACAGTTCTTGCTCGTTTTCTATCATCGGCAACCTTTGCAAAACCATATAACGTTTTCAACGGGGTCGCTCTTTTGATAGCCAAACTGATCTAGCTGCGTGACCATAGCGCACTTGTCGCATTGTTCAACCTTGTACTCAGCTGCTAGCTCACCGTCTATAAAGAGTTTGCCCGTCATAGCCTGTAGGTTAATTAACTCGTATTGGTCGCTCATATCAACCTACTTTTAATGGCTTTAATAGTTGAGCAATCGCCCCAATTATTGTCGCACTCTTTGCAATTTTGCCCCCACGACCCGTCAGGCAAAGTTATCTCCTGTGGCTTATGTAACTCCACTACTGCGCGAGTAGCTTTAATGCAGCCTATAATTGTTTCCGCTTTACCAAAACCATTACTAAGCGCAATATCAAGGTCATCAAACTTTGTTAGTAACTCCTCGTGTGTCATACCTGGGGCGCCCAACCTGTTGAGGTTTGCATATACCAAACTGGCTCACATTGTGTTGCCTTGCTCTTTTCGATACAGCTGTAATTGCCCCACTCTTTGCCCGTCTTGGCGCTAGTCCCAGTACGCCATACTCGTGCCCCGTGTTTACACTCAGGTTTACTTTGTAGATAGATGCCACCTAACTCATTTTTAACTGCCTCAATACCTGCAGCTATAGTTGGCGTTGTAGCCCATAAATCTTCACTTACTGGCGCTACATCTCTAGTACTCAGCGCCTCTACCTTTTCCATATCCTGCTTTGTACTGCGTGCAATACCGCCAGGAGTAAGCAGGCCTATAACTCTACCGTAGCAGCTTGTAATCGCGTTTTCTACCCAAAAATGGAGGTTTACTCCACGATCTGAACGCATCTCAAAGGCATAATCAACGGCGCTTGGCTTTTCATCCTCGTAGTTTTTGTAAGCTTCACCCTTAACGAGAATATAACCTTTTGTTATGTCTATATCCTCGATATATGCCACTAAACGCAAGGTTGGGTACTCGGCCCTCGCCCTAATAATCCTGGCGTTGACATCCTCGTACCCTTCAAGAAAATTACTCATTTGGAGGCCTCGTGTTCACGTAGCGCCTTAGCGATATTACGGCCACGTAGGTAACCTTCACCCACGCCTATTTTGTAGCCAATCTCGTAAGCTGCGTAAATAAATAAACCAACAAACAAACACAGCATACCTACTACCATAAAGTCTAAACTGTTCATCTTTTGCCCTTTGTTAAGGCCGATAAAGCTACTACCTGAGTAGCCCTCTCAGCGTGTGGTTAAAGTATGAACCCACCCACCGACAAAAGGCAACGCGACACGCCCTACTTGGCTAGCCTGTCCTCTAAAAGCATCTCGTAAATCTTGTCCACGCGCTGCTCTATACGATCTACGCGCCCCCTTAGGTTATGGCCGCCGTTACCGTCAGGCTTTAACTCAGCCAGGTAATACTTAACGAGGTGCCTAACAAGCCCAGCCATAAAGCCACTCAGCGTTGCTATCCCCAATAGCAAAGCTACATACGACTGGGCCTGATTCATTACTTAGCGCCTAAGCCAAACTGCTTTTCTTTAGGGTCAATGCCTTTAAGAATAGGGGCTATAAGGCTTGCTACAAGGGCGTTAGCCAATACTTTAGGGTCAGTAATACCTGACATATAGAGCGCGGCTACGCTAGCTAATGCGGCACGTCCATAAGAATACAGGGCAGCCGTAATTGTTTTTTTGTTCATTGATTAGCTCTTTTCTGCCCTTAGTTGATTTGTTTGAGTACGCACACCGTGTTAGTGCCTGATGCGGTAACGCCGTAAAGGCCCTCATTATCGCCTACTGGTAATTCCATTTTATCGCCATTATCTAACTTATAGCCGTTTGTAGTAGAGACGTTGGCAGCTCCAATATAAACCACACCGCCGCCTGAGTTATGTAGCCATACGGTTTGGTCAAAGCCTGTTGCAGCTACTAATACTGTGGCAGTTACGCCTACGCTTACCTGTGCGCTAGTTGGCATTTTCTAATCCTAACTTTGTAATTAACGCCCTGACCTTTTCAGGGCTTAGTGCTATCTCGAAGTGCATCTCATCTTTTCTAACCCAATCCCCGCCCCAGGTTAGGCCATACTTTTTAGCCAGGGCACGGATCATAGGTACCTTAGCTGCATCAAACGTGCCTACTTTGCCTAAAGGATGTTTAGAGGCGTTAAAGTCTATAGCTGTGCCGCTGCTATGGTTGCTCAGTTTACCGGGCACTCCTCTTACATCTCTGTAACAGTAGCCCCAGTCATCTAGCGCCCCACCCTCTAACGGCTCTATTAGATTGTTAAACTCTTTAGCAAAGTTGAGTAGCAACGGCTCAACCTTTTCAGCGCATCGTAGTTTAAGGCTTGTGCCCTCTACCTTGTAGGCCTTTATGCCTATCTCGGCTTGATCCTTAGATGCTGGCCAGCCGTTATAGCTAGTCTGCATTACAGCCCTAGTGCTGCTTTAAGTTCATCAACCGATAAACCAGCTCTTGCTAACTTTTCTGCAATAGTTGGCTCTGTTGGTGCAGGCGGATTATGAGCAGCTAAAGCCGCCTCAGCCTCAGCCTTAGTACAGTCACCTGAGATAAACAAATCATCTCCAGTTGTGTATAACTCCCAACCAGTTTCATTTCTAAAAATTGTTGAGTGTAAAGGCTTATTAGGCTTTGTCATTTTGTGTTCCATTATTAAGCTCCTAACCAGGTTGCAGTAAAGCGGGCATACATCGCGTGTGATCCAGTAGTCCAAGCGCTTTGGATTCTCATTTCAATATAATCACCTGCGGCTAAACTAAAAGTACTTGCGCCGACTAGTTGCGATACGCCTGGAGTAATATTTAATGAACCAAATCGCCCGTCATTGTAAAGGCCTGAGGGCAGATTCATAGCTGAGCCATTTAAGAAAAGATAACCGTACCCGTAGCCGTTCCAATCATCAGGTGTTAATAAAACTGAGGTAACTAAATACTTACCACCGTAACCCGTTGGAATTGTTAGCCGAGAGGTATTAGTGGTAGTACTGTGAAATCCATTACTATCGTATTCCTCGGCCGGAAAATTAAGGGTAGCTTGTACATTTTGAGTAAAAGAGCTAGCCGTAGCATTAATATACGCAGCTACACCGACAAAAGTAGGAGTAGTTGCAGCAGGTGTAGCCCATTTAACTTTATACGGGCTAACTGTTGTATCCGCCGTTAGTACTTGCGCCGTAGTGCCAATAGGCAGATTATCAAAAGTACCTGAGCCTGTTCCTACAATGATGTCTCCAGCCGCAGTTATTTCTGTAGCCATTGAGTTAGTAACTGTTACCGTGCCACTTGTGCCACCGCCGCTAATACCTGTGCCAGCTGTAACGCCTGTAATGTCGCCTGGGTTTGCTCCGTTCCATATTGCTGCACTTGCGCTAGAGAAGTAAAGAGTGCCACTATCGTATTGATTAAGTACCAACGATCCAGCCGTAGATACTGTTGCCGTACCTGCAGTAATTGTGCAGGCTCCAGCGCCGATATTGGTAATAGTCAAAGTATCGCCAGCCGTAAATAAAGCTGTGTTTACCGTGATCGTAGTAGCGCCTGCGTTACTCATCGTAATACGAGTACCCGCATCGGCAGCAACGAGTACATAACTGGCAGTTTTTGCGCTCACCGTCCAGTTGTAATCATTAGCCTGTAGCGCAGTCATCTGCGCAGCCGTCAATACCTGGCCCGTGGTATAGGTTTGTTTAGCCATTTACGTACTCCTTAATAACTTAATACGCCGCTGTCAAGCAAGCCGTATATAGCTGAGTCTAATATAAAGCCGTCAATAATTGGCTCTAAAGTGGTGAGTGTTGTTTTCCAGCTATTAGGCGTAATGCTTTGAGCTACGCCAAACACCTGCAAAGTTTTAGTAAGGGTCGAACCCCCAGGTTGGTTAGTTGTAATAGTTACAGGATCGAAGTAATCAAGGCCTAGTGCTGCAATAATGCCAGCATTGTAATTATCGGTATAAAGGTCTAGCTGAATAGCATCGCATCGTATAGAGGTTTCAGCCCTAGATGCTACGTATGCTTGTGCATAGTCCAGGGCCACAGCATCGGTTTGCATTAGCAGGTTTTGTTGGTTGTAACTATGCACAAAGTACTTATCTATGCTCGGTTGGTTTATGGCTACCTGGGCCGTGCCACCCGTGCGGGTAATGCTGGCTGAGTTATAAACTAGAGTATCGTCAAGGCGCCACACCGCGTTAAAGTAACCAATAGCTGAGCCGTCATCGTTGAATACCACAGGCGTAAGCCCACTACTGCCAGCGGTTACCGCACGATCTTGGAATACAAACGAGCCAGCGGCATCTACGTACAAAGCCCCATATTCGCTAGTTTCTACGGTTTGCATAGCTGCAAGGCTTGTGCGGGCTGTGCCTGGGTCATTTTGCATTGTGGTTAAACCCGCATCTACGTCACGCATAGAGGTAGGCCAAGCAATTTGGTCTAAGATTTGGTTAATGCGTGTGCCCGATAAATCGCCAGCTGCGGCACCTGTTACCGTACTTATCTGTGCGTTTTGAGCCAGTCTAAAAGCATCTACAGCTGTGATAGTCGTATAAACCACGTCATTAGCATTTTTAGGTGTAGTAGTTGTGTAGCTAGTAATAAAGCCTGCAAAGATAGGGTAAGTAACTGCCCCGTATGTAGCCGTAATCTGTACTTTACGCATAGGCGTTAAATAAGTGTAGTAAGGGCTGGCTGGGTTTTGTGGGTTAAAATCACCGTTTTGGTCAACGATACGCATAGTAAGGCTGCCTGTTTGGAATTGGTCAGCCTGAGGGTTACGCCCGCGCTTTGTCTCAATACTATCTACTACGTTTGATACGTCCACAATAACGCTAGCTGCATCGGCCAGGATATTGGTGCCTAATATGCCGCTGTCCAAGATCATCGCCTGAGCAAAGCTAGGCCCAGTACTAAAGTTAATAACCGCGTTAATTACTGGGATGCTCATATCGCCCCAGCGTAACTAAGGTTATTGCCAAACCTGTAATTTTCTTGTACTGCCGTTTGTACTACTTGAATAAGCCCGCTGGTATTGTCGTTAATCTCTACAACTACCCTACCCGCGCCATAGCCTGCACCTGTGTTCATATTGGCGCTGTAGCCACCAAAATCGCCTAGTTTCTTTTGGAAATCAATTAAGGATAAATAATCGGCATAGTTTTGTTCTTCTAAAACATCGGCCATTACATTAGTTAAAGCAGTCACGGCATCTGAGTATTCCAATATGGCATCTATTGATTCTTTACCTGTCAATAATTCTAATTTTGGTTGATCCTTAAAAGGATTACCGCCACCGCCACCGCCACCACCGCCACCGCCACCACCTGGCATAGTAAAAGTTGGAAACTTAAACTTTGCTAATAGGTCTAGTGCAGCTTGCAGGTTAGCCAGGTTAATAAGATCGGTAGACTTCATACCTGATAAAACATTATTTATATCTAATAACTTTGCATCTTGCTTTTGCAAAGCGCCTAGTATCTTTAGATCTTCATTTAGTTTAGCTGTGGCCTTTTCTATAGCGACCGTATCCTTAGAGGCTATGGCATCCTCTAGGGCGGCTATATCCTGCTTAACCTTTAGGCGCTGTACGTCATTAGCAATAGCCAATACTTGCGCCCCGCTTGTAGCTTTACCCAACGCCTCAGCCTGACCAATTAAAGCGGCGTTAAGCTGAATAGCATCCATATTAAAGACATCATTACCCTTAGCTAAAGCCAGGTTTGCCTTATCAAGAATTGCCTGAGACTTTTTATCGGCAAGGATTTTAGCTTGGGCTTTTTGCTGTTCTTTAGTAAGGGCTGTTATTTTCTTTTGCGTACTTAAATATGAGCCTGATTGAATTGGGTTTTTTTGAGCGCCAACCTCTGCTGCTCGTCTAGCTTGTGCCCCAGTTTGATTAAGTAAAGTTATATAACTGCCTAAAATTGGTATAGCTTGAACTATATTCGCACCTGTTAATCCTGATAACCCAGGTATCTTTTTTAAGGCTGCTGCCATAAGGCCAAACCCGCGTATAACGTCAGCGGTATAAGTTGCTAAGTTTTCCATATTGGTAGCAAGCTCTGCTACGGATGTATCCTCGCCCAGCGTTTTTAAAGCATCTATAAGGCCTGTACCAATAATTTCTTGTACGTTAGCCGCGGCTACGCCTAGTTTGGCTATTGATCCTGCATAAGTCTCTGAGGCTGCCTTAGCTGAACCCTTAAAGGTTACGGCTAAATCGTCTGTTATATCTTTGAATGACTTACTTTTTAGGTCTGCTTTAGATATGCCTACACCTAATTTACCTAAAGCTGTGTTATTACCTAAGTAAGCTTTACTTAAAGCGCTTGTAACCGTGTCTAAATCTTTACCTGTAGATGCGCTTATATCTAGAGCTATGCTTAATAGTTTTTGTGTCTCGGCTGTATTTTTAGTGGCTACCGCTAGTTTTTGATAACTCGGCCTAAGCAGATCATCTACTACGCCAAACTCGGTTTGTAGCCGTTGGATAAAACTTTCAGCTGAGGCGGCATCGCGCTCTAAGCCAACATTTTTTAATGCTAAAGATAATTGTTGCTGGGCCTTTTGGTCTGCAGCTGCAGCCTTTACTGAGGCTTTGGCATATCCAATAACCGCAGCTGTACCAAAGGTAAGGCCAAAGGTTTTAGCAAGACTTTTAACCGATTTACTGAGCTTGTCGGTAGCGGTCTCGGCTTGCTTAAATGCTTTTTTGCCCGTGAACTCCGAGGCTATATCTATAACTACGCTGGCCATAATTACACCTTTGTACTTTTATTGAGGGCAGCCGCGGCTGAGTTAATGGCTGTAATGACCGCATCTCTAGCCTTGCCGTTATTCTCATCGTAGGCCCTAAATAAAACGCGCCCTTGCATCCTGTCTTTACCCTTAAAAGGTGCGTTATATTTTTGCTGTTGGTTTTTTACAAAAACACTTTCAGGGCTTAACTTACCCATACGCTCATAGATAGAAGCTGCGGCGTTTTTGTTAAAGATACTGACCAGCGATCTAAAGCCTTTAGAGTTAGGTTTTGAGGGTGTGGTCTTATAGCCTATTTTAGATTTTGCTATGCTTACACCATAAGTAGGGAATGTGCCCATAGAATTAGGCCGTGTCAACCACCCGCTTAATATCTGTCCATTATCGGGCAGGTATCCTTTGCCAGTTTTAACTATAGGTTTAAGAGCAGTCGCAACCTCTTTAGGCAGGGCTTTAGCCAGGTCAGGGGTAAACTTTTTAAGAGCCTTGCGTAGCTCAACGCCCCCTTTTACCTCTACTGGCATTTTGTAGCTCCTTAGCTCTATCGTTTATGACTTTGAGCATATTTTTAAACATCTCATTATCAAGGTCTAATAAATACTGGGGCGCGATCCCCGTCTCCACGGCTAGCTGTGCAACCAGGTAACCAAAACTACCGCGCCCCACTATTGCGAAGGGTCATCGTCCAACACCTCAACCTTAGCTAAGGTCTCTAAAAACTCTGCCCCAAACATCGGTACGGTTTGCCCGCTTGTGCGTAAACACTCCCAGGCTAGCCAATACACATCGCTCTGTTTTTCATCATCTCTAAAGGCTTTGTGAAAACCTTTTTTTGCATATAACTCAAAGGCATACTCAATACGTGGCGTTATCGGATGCTCCGATACGCTGCCGTCTGCCCTTGTTATTTTAAGTTTTGCCATTGTGTTAGCCCCTTTTCTTTATTCTCAGCTTGTTGTAATTACAATTGGTGAATTACAGGTAAAAGTAATGCTTTGTGTAGCAATATCTGCCACAGCGCCGTTAATGTCTGTGGTGTTATTGACCAAAACAGTAGTGCTGTATAGCGGATTAGTTGCAGATGTAGCAGCGCTTGTTTGCTTTAGTGTCAGGGCTACAGTTGTACCCCAGGCAGCTTGCAAAGTAGCGTTTACGTTTGCTGCAGCTGTATCGCTTAAAAAGTCTAAAGTGATAGTGCTGGCTTCTAGGCCTTTAACAAACTTGTGTGCAGTATCGCCCATAGCTGTAACCTCTAGCTCATCAAAGCTACGGTTAATAGTTGCGCTTGTTACGTGATCTGATAGGGCTACTGAGTTAAGAGTAACCACTACGTTATTGGATAGATAAATCGCCATTGGGCTATTCTCCTGTTGTCTCGGTAGGTGTGTCTTTTGTCTTTGTCTCTTTAACCTCTACTGGCAGCTCTTGGCCAATTTTGATTAAAAATGCTTTTTCTTCCTCGGTAAGTGCCATTATTTAGCTCCAGCTCGTTAGTACGGATATTTGTAAATCTGCCGTTAGATAGTCACCTGCGGCAACGCTTAGTACGCTAGGGGCGCTAACTGCACCGACATTAAAAACGATAGAGCTAGATGCCAATTTATTAAATACAGCCACTATCGTATCTTCAATACCAATTAGGTTAGAGGCATTGTCAAACATTGGTACGGTCATAATAATCTTAAAATTAGCCATAGGCGAGATAGTTGCCTGTGAGTTATTGCTCGGCGTGATATATGGATCCGCGGGCGCAACCACCACGCTGCTACTTTGCATTGTACTGGGCGGGTAATTAAAAACCGTCCACACGCCAGGGTTAGCAAGGGCTGTAGCAATAGTGCTACGTAAAGTAGTTATAGCCGCTGTCATTTTAGCCCACCATAGCAGCGGGTGAAAGGTACGGGGCTAAGAGGCCGCGCACAGATGCCATTAAAGTATTACTCATCTTAAATGGGCTAGGTGTGTAACCGTCTAGGCTAGTGCCGCCGTTTTGAGTACTAAATCTAGATGTCCATATATTTTCAGCTAGCATTAGAGCTGCAGCGTTAATAGCTGGGGTATTGGCGTAAGTAGCGGTTTTAGTATCGTCACCTGACATAGTGCCATAAGGCAATACGCGCCTAAAGTTTTGGTCAGCTGCAGTTTTGGCATATTGGATAAAGCTGTAGCCCTGTGGGAATTGCCAATAGTTAAGCTGCATATTAAAGGCTGGCAGGATATTAGCCGTGCCTGTGCTAAATGGCATTGTGCCCGTGATCGTGTAAGTACCGTTAAAGGTTGAACCAGCCCCAGCAATAGTTACTGATTGGCCCGTAGTAAAGATGCCAGGGTTGGCAACCATAACGGTAGCGACATTAGACACCAACGCGGTACCTACTACGGGCGCGTTATCAAACCACAAAAAGCCGTTAATTAAATCTTGTGCGGCTTGGCAGGTGTCCTCTATCCAGGTATAAGAATCGTACAAAGTACCAACGCCCAGGCTAGCTTTCAAGGTAGCAGCTGTTACATACGTGGCTGGCATTTTTGTACTCCTATCTTACTTAGGTTTGGTAAGCCTCAAAGGGCTAAGAGGCCTACCAAACTATTAGTGGGTTTTCTTAGGTGAAGTTGTAACGGATAATACCCTTAGGCATTTTTGCAATAGTTGCCATATAACCATAGATAGCAACCTGCACCTGTAGGTTAGATACAACGTTAACTGACATATAAGCCTGTGGTGACTGATAAACAGTAAATGCCTCAGGTGCAAGAATAATCGCTGAATCATCCACAGTTGTAGTAGCCGCAAAGTTTTTGTCAACGTATAGATCAAGACCTAGTACGTTACCGCGGATGCTGCCAGGCTGTGCTAGTCCTGCAGCGTTCATTACTGTAGGCTGGCTAGCTGAATAAATAGGGCGGCCTGTTGAGTCAGTTGCACCCATTAGTAGCTGCCATTGTGAACCGTTAGCAATATAGTTATTAGCAAAGTAGCCAGTAGCTTCATAAACAAGACGTGCTGCCTCTGATGCGTAACCAATAATGCCTGCTGATGTAGCAGCCTGTGCTGTTGTTGCAACAGTACCCGCTGTAATAAGAGCAGCATTAACTGTTGTATCTAAAGTTTTTAGATAAGCATTTTGTAGCTGATTAGTTAACTCAGCATAGAAGTTTGGATCTGAGCGCTCTAGCAATTCAATGCTAATAGTGTTCATACCTGAGTATTTAGATACTGTACCTGAAAGGTATTCAGTAACCATACCTGTGTTTTGTACTGCGCCAGCCTCAGCTTCAACAGTTACAACAGGTGCTACGCCTGACTGACCGCCTGCGCTTGTAACAAGAGAAGGCACGTTGATAGTCATACCGTTAGTTGGCAAAACTCCACGTGAGCAAGCGTCAATAGACGGTGTGCCAAAACGTGTATTAGTTGGAAACTCAGATAGGTACTGAGTTGGGTTAAATGCTGGGTTAGTTGAAAATGAGTCATCGGCAGCTGTTACATATAGCTTGGAATCATCGTTGCCTAAAGCAGCTTTGATTTTATGCTCTGTGTAGGTTGCCATACTTACGATTGGTGTACGTACACGCTGTGAATTAAGCGCGCTTGGTAGGATGATTTTACGAGCTGCCTCTACTGTAGGTGCAGCCTGCTCTGTGGCATCTACTGCCTCAGGTGCGGATTGATCGGGGGCTGTAGTCACAGCGGCCTCGCTTTCGGTTTCGGTTTCGGTTGTGGTTGTATTGATTACCGTATTGGTAGTTGTAACTTTTGTACTTTGTGACATAGCAGCATCTACAGGCATATCGCCTGCAGCGGCAGCAATTTTTTGCACCGCAGCGCTAGCAAAGGCAGCGCTCTCTACGAGTGATACCTCGCGTAAGGTAGCAGCGGTGACCAGGAGATAATCTTTTTTAGGCTCTGATGCGGTAACTTCCACACCAACGGATAAGCCGTCCATAAGTTGCTCCTGGGCTAGCAAAATTGCATCGCTGCCCCGTGATGAGGCACTTACCTTAAAACTTGCATATAAACCGTCTTTAGCAGATGTAATACTTTGCATACGTCCAACTGGCTTAGAGTTATCGTGAGACATTAAAAGTTTTACTCGGCTTGGCTCAGGTGCGCTAATTGAACCCTCAGCAAAAACTACTTTGCCAGCGCTTGTATAACCAATTTCACCATACGGTGCAATTTTGCCTGAGATAGTACGGCGATCTCCGCTATCTACTGCCTCGATATTGCCACTAAAGGTTAATATCATTAGTGCCGTTCCCTTCATTAAGGCCCATTGGGCTTAGCTGTTCCATACTCTGAGCTTGCTGTAGATCAATTAAACCCAGGTTAAGCATCTTCTCTATTGCATCTAAACGCGCTGCAGTATCGGCACGTAAGAAAGTTTCATCTAGCGCAAAGCGCACTACGTTACCGTGCGCCGTAATATCATCCATAGATAAACGGTTTTCAATAGCGCTAATAAACGGCTGCAAAGAATATGCGACAAACTCCTTGCGGCCGTCTAAAATGTTTTGGTATGTCATTGAGTTATTCATATCTGCACTTATGTAATATGCAGGTACGTTCATTAAACGCGCTATTTGTGTAGCTAAGTACTGGCTAGCCTCGTTGTACATCATATCTTTAGGGCTAAAGCCAACCTGTTGATAATCTAAAGTACTTGTTAAATATGCTGTACTGCGTGATGCACGTGCAGCTTTCCACGCAGCCAGCAAACCGCTTATCTGTGCCTCAGGTAAATCTGCACCGCTATTTTTAATAAATCCCGTAGGCATTGGTGTAGCAGCTGCAACACTTGCGGCTTTTTCTAAATCTATTGCAGCTTGTATTGTGCGGGCACCTGTCTCTAATACGCCAGGTAGCAAAGATTGAAAAGTAACAAGTGATCCAATACCCGCCATAGGTGCGCGCTCGCCGTTAACAGAATAATACTCAACCTCATCGCCATATTTATTAGTTGTAACAGTTACGCGAGTATTGGCTATCCACTCAAAACCACTAGGGCGCCCGTCATCGGCATACAAAGATGTAACGCGCCAATATGCAACGCCATAAAATAAAAGTGAATCAACGGTATAGGCAATAGTTACGCTACGTGGTTGGCGCATATCGGGTTGGTCAAGCCATAACGGGCTTTCCATTTCTGCACCTGTAGATTTTTTATACAGCTCTAAATCAATACTTGATATAACGCCTGCAATTAAATTACGGCAACGATTAACAGCTGGTACTTGTAAAGCTGTAAAGCGATCCATAAACGGGGCACCGTTGCCAGTTGCATAAAGGCCGCCGTAGCTATAAACGCCAGCGCCGTAACCTTGTGACATAACGGCAGGGGCTAGCTGGGCAGTAACATCTTTTTTAGATAACCCAAAAGTTTGCAATAGACCCATAGGGCGGATTATAGGTTATCCACAGGTGTAAAGTTATACACAGCCTCGGCGTGTCTAAACGTAAACTTTAGCCTCAGATACAGGCTGAGCCAAGATATGAATAACCATAGCTAAGCCGATTGGAATATCCACAGGGCCAGCCGATTTACGGCGCACAATGCGCCAGGCATCGGGCGTTATTTTAGCTGCGCAGTTGGCCATTTGTTGTATGAGTAAATCTTGGCCTGAGTGCCGCAAACGATCATTAACTAGGGCATCGTGAAAGTCTGAACACGCAGTATAAAAGCTTTGCCCCGATACGTCTCGCGTTTGGCACCCTGCATTTTGTAAACGCTGGGCAATACTTTGCGTGGTGTACTTGTCATAGCAAACTAAACGTGGGTAATACAGGTCAGCCCATTTTTTAATACTTGCAGCTATAACTAGCTCATCTACGGCAACCTGTGAGCTGTAAGTCTCTAATACAGCTACACCTATGCGCCCGTCAGGCAATAGTTGGCCCATAACAAGGCTTGCATCGCGCCTAGACGGGCTAACGTCAAAGGCAAAAATAGTTAAAGGCCCAGGTGCCATTTTTAGGCTTATGTCGCTGGCATCCTCAACAGATCCGTGGGGCCACGGTGATTGTAGGCTATCTATCCATTGGCATAACGTCTCTGTCCTAAATTGCTCTGTAGTTTGTGTCGTAAGCGCCTCTTGAATAGATGCCTCAGTTACGAGTATTCCTAAAGCTGGGTTGGCTTGCGCCCAGGCTTTACGATCATCTAGCGCTGCAAACTGTGGGGCGCTGTACTCGTAATAACCGAGTGACTCAGGCGGGTGTGCTAGACATCGCTCCCGCAACTCGTTTAACGTCACGCTAAAAGCATCACCTGCGTTACTGGCTAGTAGGGTTTGGCTATTAGGTCGTGCGCGGGTTACAGGCATCGCAGCTGCAAAGGCAACTTGGTCAACTTCTCTTAGCTCATCTATAAATAAAAAATCTGCCGTAGCGCCGCGGGCAGAGTCACGTGTAGCAGCTCTAACATCTAGGCGGGCACCTGACTTTAAGACTATGGCCTCATTACCGTTGGCATAGCGGATGCTCTTTAGCTCTTTCTTTAGGATAGGTGCATCCTCTATAGCTTGTGCCACTTCTCTAAAAGTCGTTAATGCCATAGATCGCGCTGAGGATATAACCACGTGGTTACGCTCGTTAAACAAGAATAAGCCCGCCAGGATACGCATACGCGCCAGGTGACTTTTGCCCTGTTGGCGTGACGTCAAAAGCAGGTTTGTCTTTCTGATAAACATTTTATTTTTATCTATCGTCAACATATCCTGCATTACGTAGCGCTGCCAGGGTAAAAGCGGCAGGCCAATATCCTCGGCTAGCTGTGCAACCTCATCGCCACGGCTGGGGCCTTTCAGCGGTTTGTTTTCAAGCCGTGGTTTGACCGCCCCTCGTAGAGCCTGTTTAGGTTTGGTTGCCATTAGTTAACATCCTGCTCGGGTTGGCCAGTACAAGGGCCTTGCTGGGTCATTACAGACGTTTTTGGGGATAAAAGGTCAGAAAAGACAGGGGGGGTAGCCGCTCGTGCTAAAAAAACCCCTTCATTGAGCGCACCCTTACGCAGGTTGCATGACTTACATAAGACACGAAGGTTATCGAGACTGTGGTCTCCACCTACCTTGCGT